CGTCTGATGTGAGCGCTATCAGCACGAACCACAGGATTAAGATTCTGAACGAATCCCCTGAACGGTATCTTGATATCAAATCCGTGGCGAACGTGGATATGCGAGATTCGCATTTTGAGTTGATGTGCGCCGAATGGAAATAAAGCTGCGAACCGATTTCACCGATGCGTATGCCGCGCTTCGGAAGATTGATGACATATTTGAGCAGCGGAAAGTGACGCAGGCGGCGCTTCGTGCCTCCATGAAACCGATGCTTGGCAAGGCCAAATCGAGAGCGGCCAAAACGTCGGGTGCGCTTGCGGAATCGCTCAAGATTCGCACGTTTAGACGCGGGCGCAATTTGGGCAAAAACGTGGCGCGGGCGGTCATTTACTCCGCGCGCAAAGACAAGAAAGCGATTAACAAGATGCTGAATTACTACGGCATTTTTCAATCGCGCGTCAGAAAGGGCGTGAAGCACGCGCATTTGGTCGAGTTCGGCGCACGTTCCAGGGGTGGTGGCACGATCCCTGCCCGGCCATTTTTGCGACCGGCATTTGACACGGGTGTGCCGGCGATGATTTCGGCGTTTCGCCGTGAGCTTGGCAAACGGGCTGACAAGGCGTTCAAAAGGTTGCGCAAGTGAGAATCGAGGAAGCGATTGTAACGGCTGTTAATGCCGCCAGCCCGACGATAGCGCCGATTTACGCCAATACGTTGCCGCCGCGCCCAACTTACCCGGCGATCACATACGCCCGTGTATCGACCACACAGCCCACCATATTGGACGGTGTAGACACACTGACGGATGTGCGGATTCAGTTCGACATATGGGGCGAGTCGGTTTCATCCGTGAAGGATGCGGCGGACGCGCTCAGAACACTGCTGAACGGCACTAGGGGGGCGTTTGGCGGCATGACAGTGCAATACATCAAGTTCGATGATGAAAACGACTTCGCGGACATTGACGGCGACCTGGAATCCCGCCGGGTGAGCATGGATTTTGTGTTCACGCTCCACGAGTAACCCCTAAACAATTTCTTTTATCGGCCCGCTTCGGCGGGCTTTTTTATGCCCCGGTCAGGGGCTTTTTTGTGAGGAAACCCCATGACAAGTGCAATTACTGGCGTTGGTGCTGAGTTTCAACTCGGTGACGCGGCCAGCCCTGAAGTTTTCACGAAGGTGGCAGAGGTCATTTCGATCTCTGGCCCGGAGCTTTCTGCTGAACAGGTAGAAGTTACTTCGCTTGATTCGACGGGCGGTTACAAAGAGTTCATTCCCGGTCTGCTTGACGGCGGCTCTGTAACGATTGAATTCAACTACGTTGACGGAAACACGCAGCAGGAAGCGTTGCGTACTCGCGTTTCTACAGCAAGCCAGACGGCGCTGAATTATCGCATTCAGTTGCCTGACTCGCCGCTGTCTTACGTCACGTTTGCGGCAACTGTTGAATCGTATTCCATGAACGTGGAAACCGGCTCTGCTGTTACCGTTTCGTGTGGCGTGAAGATTTCCGGCGCTCCCGTTTGGTCGTAATCCCTTTTTTTATTCTCTGACTTCGGAGGTTAGCGCATGAGCGCATTAAGCAAGTTCGGCAAGTACCGTCCCGGCGTTGTCCCTGTCACCGTTCCAGATTGGGGCGATGAAGTGATTTACGTCAAGGGCATGGACGCATCCGCGATGGAGGCGTTTTTCGCCATTCACGGCGCAGAAAAAGACGAGGCATACTCTGCCGAGAGGTCTGCGCGCGTGATTGTCCTGCATCTTTGTGACGAGCATGGTAACAGGCTTGTCAGTGAAGATGACCGGGACGAGGCGGTGCGGGAACTCTGCGGGCATAAGTTTTCTGTTATTTCGCACCTGTTAGCCGAATGCATGAACGCATCCGGCCTTAGTCAGGGCGAAATCGAGGAAACAGCAAAAAACTAGAGCGCCAGCCGTTGCACGTTTTTGTGTTTCGGTTGGCGTTAAGGTTAGGCAAGACAAAGCAGGAACTAATTCGCGATCTTGGCCCGCGAGAGCTTGGCGAGTGGATGGCGTACTTTGACCTGGAGCCGCCCGACGAGCATCACGAACAGATGTTCGGGGCGCTGATGGCGGGTATGTATAACAGTTCCGGTAATTCCCGAAAGGCGTATCAGGCGAAGGACTTTTTACCGAAACGCGAACGCCTGTTCGAGTCGGTGGAATTAAAGCGCAAGCGTGCCGCCGATCAAATCCGTGCAATTTTTGGAAAGCCTAAGAAATGACAAAGGCAGTCGCATCAGCGTCGATTGACGTAACCGCCAATATAACAAAGCTGCAAAAGCAGCTCGACAGGGCGGAAGGCCGCATCAAGCGGATGGAGGGAAAAGCCCGCCGTTCGTCGCGCGGCATACAGAGATCGTTCCGCGATGTTTCCACGGTTGGGCGTAACGTCGCCATTGCGGCGGCGGGAATTGGTGTGGCATTTGCTGCGGCCGCGAGGCAGATAAGCGATGCGGGCATCAAAATGCAAGGGTTCGAGCGCGCCTTCCGCGCCGCAACGGGTTCGACGGAGGCGGGCGCAGCCGAGATGCAGTTCGTCCGCAAGGAGGCCGACCGGCTTGGCCTGAGCTTTGAGGGCGCTGCGGGGGGCTATGCAAAGCTGTCAGCAGCGGCAAAGGGCACGGCGATTGAAGGCGCGCAGGCGCGGGATATTTTTACCGCCGTTTCCGAAGCGTCCCGAGTGCTGTCGCTGTCATCTGAACAGACGGCGGGCGCACTTACTGCCATTGAGCAGATTATCTCAAAAGGCAAGGTGCAGGCGGAAGAACTGCGCGGCCAGTTGGGTGAACGGCTCCCCGGTGCATTCCAGATCGCTGCGCGGGCGATGAACCTCACCACCGCTGAACTCGACAAGATGCTGGAACTCGGACAGGTCACTGCCGAGGATATGCTTCCGGCATTCGCCGAGGAGTTGCGCAAGACGTTCGGCCCGGAGGTTCCATCAGCGGCTAACGATGCGCAGGCGGCGTATAACCGATTCGGTAACGCGATATTCGACCTACAGACCGCGATTGCATCATCCGGGGTTCTGGATGCGCTGACAAGTCTTGCAGAATATTCGACAAATGCCGCGCGTGAAATAGGCGTTTTTCTCACGAGGGTTGGTTTGCTGAAAAACGCTTCTGGCATTCAGAAGCTCGAAGCGGAAATGGCCGATGTAAACGCCGAACTTGCAACGGCAACCCGGCAACTGAACGTCATGCGGGGCATTGTCGAGAGGCAAGGCCCGTCCGAGGTTATCAGCGCAAAAGCACTACGGGAACAAGAGGTTGAGGTTCGGCGGCTTGAGTTTGCGTTGACGGCGGTTGTTAAAAAACGCAACGCGCTTAAATTCGGGGAAACGCCCTCGCCGGTCATCAGCAAGCCGGAAGCAATATCCGGCAATGGTGGGGGAGTAAAAGACCCGGAAGAAGTAGAAGCGACTGGGGCAGCGATTGACCTGGACGCTCTGCGGGCACAGGAAGAACAAGCCACGCAAATCCGTTTGGAGGCACTGCGCCGAAGAAAGGAAGCGGAAGCCGCGTTAAACGCGCAGTTCGCAGCAGTGGAGCTACAAAACAAGGCGCTGACAGACGAGCAATTGCTTGAAGCTGCACGGCAATTCGCGTCGGCCAAAGTCATCGCGCAAGTCGAAGCGGAACGGGCTGCGAAAGGCGCGCTCGATATTCCGTTGACCGACGAGGAAAAGATTGAGGCAACGCGGGAGTTCAACGACCGCATGATTGCCGAGTATGAAAGGCTGGCGTCAGAGCAGGCACGGGCGTCCGCCAAAGGCGCACAGGCGGTCGCAGATAACGCGAAGCGCGAGGCAGATGCAAAGCTGTATTTTCAAGGCGTTATGTTGGGCGGCGCTAAACAGTTCTTTACCAAAAACAAAGCCCTGTCGAAAGCGATCAACGCCTTTGAGCAGCGCGAACAGTTGGTCAAGGCGTGGAACGCGACCAAAACCGGCATGACTAAAGCCCTTGAGTGGGGCTGGCCGATGGGGCCTATATTCGCCGCCGCGATTGGTGCGATGGGCGCGGCCAACATCGCGTCGATGATCGGTGTCGGCGGTGGTGGTGGTGTTGGGTCTGTTGGCGGCGTCGGTGCTGGCTCTGCGCCCCGCACTCCGCCCCCGGTGGATAACACGGAGCCCAACGAACGCGAGGGCCAGGCAGCCGTGCAGATTGTATTTAACGGCGACATGAACGGGTGGGACGAATACGTGCAAGAAAAGGTTGTGACATCCATCCGTGACGCGGTGAAGGAACGGGACGTTATTTTGATTGACAGCGAATCTCGGAACGCTCAAGACCTGGTTGGTGACATCTGATGCGCATTCGTTATACGGCACTGCGGGAAATCAACACGGCGGGCGAGCCGCGTCAGGTCTATGATTTTTCCGGGGCTGACGATTACCGTTTTACCGCGCCGAGCGTTTTTGACCCCAGTCAGGAGTACGAACTTCGGTGCAAGTTCTATATAAACGAGCTTGGCGCTAATGCACAGCGCATTATTTCGATAACGGGGAGTTATTCCGTTTATGTGTCAACGGGAAACTATATTGGCGTAACAGACAATGCAGACGGCAAAACGTCGAACTTCACGACTCTCACTGTGGATGATGGGCAAGAATATGATCTGCGATTCTTTTATGACGGGATCGGCAATTACACTGTCTCGCTGAACAATTTGAGCGAATCGGATGTTACAGCCGCATCGCCTCTCCCGTCAGGGTTAACAACCGTTTATCTGGGAAACACATCCGGGTCGTCTGATCTGGATGGGTTCGTGTTCGATGTGGAGCTATACGAAAGCGGCACATTAACGCATTCGTGGGCGTGTGATGACGGTTCTGGAACGACGTTCGCAGATGGCACAGGGTCGGATGACATGAATCGTGCCGGGTCGGCATCACCGGAACCGCTAGGGTGGAAAACATACACCCCGGAGCACTATTCCGGCGGCTTATATACGAAAACGATCAGGCTCAAGGAATACGACCGGAAGCGGGACGTAAAGCAGAACACACTAACGTCCATGTCGGGCGTATACCGGACAACATCGCTCCGCACTGACGTAATGTACAACTGCACTACAGAACCAATGACCGGGGCGGATAAACGCGATATGCGGGAATTTCTCGCGTCATCCGAGAACGGCCTTCAGTTTGAATTTGATGACGGTTCCGGTGATTTCGTGTGGTGCGTGATGGAAGGCGGCTATACGGAATCCAGGGCCGTGAGAAGGGGCGACGGCGGCGACGGCGATTATTTTACCTATCGGTGGAAGCATCGTGAGGTCTGACGACTGGAATACGTTCGCGGCTTATAATTTTGGTTGGGCGCGAAAACCACGATTCGTTGTTGAAATCGTTTACGATGACGAGAACGTCGTTCTCACATCGCACGAACACCCGAAAAACCTTGAAGGGCAAGTCCTTGAGGGGTTTTTGGAAGGCGTAAGTTCGACCAGTAATGCTGTTTACCCGATCGACGGGCGCAGCGAAATCGGCGGTTTGACAGTATCGGCGCTCGATGTCTCGACGCCCAAACGTTCTTGGGTGTATGACCTCGGCGGCGTTCACTGGTTTCGCCAAGATGGATCGAGGTTTCACGCGAACCGAAAAACGCGGATTCGGGCGTATTTCGTTATTGACGAGGCGAGCCCAACCACAACGGCGTCCATATTCTCAGTTGAGGGCGTTCTGTATTACATGATCAGTGATACGGGGCAGGTTCGCGTTTACGATTCAGCGGCGGTTGCATTTACTAATACCGGCCTGTACGTGGAGCCGGGCAAAATCCACCGCGCCGAGATTGAGTGGGATGGTGAGGGTAACTTCTACGTCTGGCTTGACGGCCAGAAATACAGCCCGAGCCCTGCGACCACCTACACAATAGAATCCCCCGTCAACTCAGGGGCGCTTTACATTGGGGGGCGGTGGACGGTCTTCACAGAGGGGCGCGTATGGGGTGTGAAAGCATGGGATGAAGGCGTCCTGAAATGTGACGCACCAATGAACGAAGGGCATGGAATCCCTCGCGAGTATGTATACAAGCGCGAAATGGTGCGCCTGAGCAGGACAGCGGGCGCAGCCGGGTGGGCTCGACAAACGCTGGATAACATTTCAGACGTTCTGCGGGCAAAGATTAACGACAGCAGTTCCCCGGCGAACCCACAGGGAACATTCGAGCGGGAACTCCGTTTATACGTCGGGTTTACTGATGATTTCGACGATTATGTGCGGGTAATAACCACCTACATTGACTCTGTCGATACGCAGGACGGGGAATACACGTTCCGGTGTTCTGATGTAACGAAACTGCTCCGCAGAAACGTATTTGAGCGCAAAACGTGGCGACTCACTTCCGATCTGGATGATGGCTCCGCCAGCCCGCAGCCCGACATTCCGTTAAGCGAATCACCCGACGATGTGCGCTGCCCCCACACAGCAGCATTCACGGACGCGCCTAGCGAAACCGTGGGGTATATCAAGGTAAAGGATACCGGCGAGATAATCCGCTATACAGGCGTTTCCGACAGCCCTGCGGCATTTACCGGCATTACTCGTGGCGTCATGGGCACTAACGCCGCGGCTACGTCGGGCGACTACGCGAACGGGGTGGACAATTATCCCGAGCTTGAGGAAGTCATTTACCTGGAAATGCCTGCGCCTCAACTGGCGTATGCAGTCATTACCGGGCGGATATTCGGTTCGTCACCGATGGCGACGTTGCCCGATCACTGGCACATGGGCGTGTCTGTTGACAAGATGGCAACCTCCGAATGGGAAGGCATCGGGCCGGATTTATATGACAGCGATATCGCCGGGCTTGTTCTGTATTTCAACCATCTGAAAAAGACGGACGGTAAAAAGTTCGTCGAGAACGAAATTCACCGGCTTGTCGGAACATATTCGCCCATCAACACAGACGGCACGTTAGGGCTTGCCCGAATCAACCGTGTGCTGTCGGGCTCGAGTGCGGACGGGTTGCTCTATCAAGACCAGATCGTTAGTTACACGCCCGCTAAAACCGTCTCGCGGGACGTTATCAATTCATATCGGATTGATTACCAGTGGAACGGGGAAAAGTACCTTAATTCGTTCCTGTTCACTGACGCGGATTCGGTGGCGATAAATGGCGCGTCGAAAACGAAGGTTCTCAAGTTCAAAGGTCTGCATACGTCGCGCCATTCCGTTTCGCTTATCGCGCAGCTTATCAACACGCTGCAAGACAGGTACAGAAACCCGCCGATTGAAATGGGCGTCAATCTGCTGCCCGAATACAACATCATCGAATCTAATGATGTCATTACGGTGGTGCTGTATTCGCAATCCGAATTTGCGGATTCATCCAATGTGTTCATAAATCGGCCCTTCGAGGTTCAGCGGACTTCGGTGGACTGGGTTCGCGGTGATGTGCGGCTGCAACTGTTCGCGTCAACTGGCACTGGCGGCGCGGCCATGTACACGCCAAACATCGTGCTGGCGGATGCGTTCTATACATCGAAAGGCACGGACATTGCCACGATGGAAAGCCCGTCACCGATTGACGGAGCGGGCAACCTGTTGGCCGACCTGACGCTAACGGGCGATGCGGATATGACCGCAGCGGGCGCGGTTTATTATGTAGATGGCGACTTTACCGTACCCAACGGGGTTACGTTGACCGTTGAGGACAACGTCCAGCTGCGGGTTAAGGGTACGTTTACCGTTAACGGCACGGTTGACGGGGTTGGAAATGGGAAAGCGGGGGCCACGGATACACGGGGGATCGGGTCGGGGCTGTGGCTGCGTCCGTTTTGTATCGAGGGAACATCCGGTTTTATCGGCAATACCCGATCAACCGACAGCGCGGGACATCACGGCGGTGACTGGTGGCAGTGTTCGGGGTTGCTCACCGAGGGCCAGCATTCAACATTCCCTGACGTATTGTTGAATGCGGGCGACCAGACCGCCTCGCCCGTTCCTGCGGACGTAACAGGCGTCCCCACAGATATGCGTGGCACTTCTGGTGCTACAGGCGCGATGGCCTGCCGGGAGTATTGGGGGTACCGATATATCGAGGCTCGTGGCGGCGACGGTGGCGACGGTGGGGCGGGCGTTTGTGTTATCGCGCGAGGCATGGGGGCGGGTGCAAACGGTCTTATTAACCTGTCCGGCGGGGATGGTGCCGAGGGGGAAACGTGGACTGTAACAGGCGGTTACTACCGGCCAGAAAACGCGAATCCGTCGCAACCCTACCAGTACAAGGCCGGGACTGGCGCTGGCGGCGGCCCTGGTGGCCTGCTGGTGGTTATCGACGGTGACGCCGGGCTCCCCGACCTCACAAGCACATTCGTGGGGCGCACGGGGGCCACGGTGCCAGTCGGCACAGACGCCGATGATTGGGGGCACCCGCGAATCGGTTGGGGATACGGGCAAAACACGAAGCCACACACAGGGCGGAACGCCGGTTATGCGGACGGCAATCCGCAATACATTATTGATGATGTTGACAGATCAGAAGCATGTTTGAAGGTGTTGTGGGTGCCGGAGGCCGCTGATGGATGATATATGGCGAGCAATCGGGTCGTTTCTGGCCGTGCTCGGCGCGGGCGGTTGGGTTGCGCGTGTTCATGTGAAAACGAACCGCAACGAGGTCGATATAGACAATGTACTGCACAAGCTGGACAACCACACGCGGGAGGCTCAGGCGCACTCGGACAGGGTTCATGCGCTGTCCGAGCGCATAGCAGTGCTTGAGACAAAGGCGGATGTAAATACGAAGATTCTCGGTGAGATTCGGGACGCCGTGAAGCGTGACTAATGGATTTAATCCTAGTCAGGTTTTCTTACGCCCCAACGGAAACCGAGGGGCTTTTTTATGCCCCGCCGCTTGAGCCGTTCGCCACGATGGAGCAGCCGTGGGTGGGGCAATGGGGCGGCGCAACGTATCCATCCGGCAAGCCGTTTTATTCCTGCATACCGGAAGGCAAGTACGAGCTTGTCCCGTATAAACGGCCCAATGGCCAAAAGGTGTGGGCGCTCGTCAATGCGTCGCTTGGCGTGTATCTGCACAAGGTGGATCGTAAACACGACCACGAGCGTTATTTGTGCCTTATGCATCCCGGCAACCTTGTCGAACACACGCAAGGGTGCATTTTGCCGGGGTTGCGTCGCGGAATCATCAAGGGGCAGCGGGCAGTCGTTAAATCCGGCTTTCGGGCGGGGTACGCGATGGACTTGCTTGCGAAATTACTCGGGCCGATGTCAACCGGCCACACGCTAACAATCAGACAGGTGAAGGGCGCGCACTATGTTTAAGACGCTTAAAGCGATATTCAGCACACCCACGGATGCTTCAAAAGTCGCGGACGCGGTGATTAAGGGCGCGGACGCGGCGTGGTTTACCAAAGAGGAGCAGTCCGCGTGGTTTCTTCGGTATCTGGAAGCCACACAGCCGCAGAACCTTTCCCGTCGGTTCATTGCGATGGCGGTTAGCATGGTGTGGGTGGTATCAGCATTGGTACTACTGGCCGTGACGCTGGCTGGTATTGAAGTGGTCGCAGAAAACGTGTTCGCGTTTATGAGCACGGTTGTCAACCCGGTTTTTTATACGGTGGTCGGCTTTTACTTCGCGCACCGGATAGCCGGGGGCTTTTCTGACGCGCTGAAGAAATGAGCATCCCGTCCCGCATTGAGATAGCGGGTCAGGAAATCACCGTCAAGCAAGTGCGCGACCTGTATGACCGGGATGGCGTTTACGGCGATTGGTGTTCAAGGACAAACACAATCCGAATCCAGAAACCGGGCGCGGCACACCCGCTGGATACGATCTTTGGGACGTACTACCACGAAGTTCTGCACGCGGTTCTAGACCTTGCAGGCCATACTGAATGGTCGAAAAACGAGGATTTCGTGGAACGGGTGGGGCAACTGCTTTATCAGGCTGAAAAATCGAGGCGCTATGACTGATTATCAAGCCCTGCTGCCATACGCGGAAACGGAGACACAGCGCAACGTCATTGATGCCTGTATCCACGCGGATACGGTAAGCGGGGCGGCAAAACAACTTGGGGTTGACCAGCGCAACGTCTATGAGGCGCTGAAGCGGGTCAAGCGGAGAGCGGCGGCTCAGGGATACTCGCCAGAGCACGACATGACCAAGCCCGCGCCCAATGGGTTCGCTGTTAAGGGAACTTCCACTCTGTACGACGCCGAAACGGGCGAAGCGAAGATTCAGTGGGTCAAGACGCAGGCTGACCAGAATCAGCGGCTAGAGATGTTGCGTGATGCGCTACACGCATCGTTCGACGAGGTTAAGCCATTAAAGGCCATCAAGGCACCGAAGCGGGCAAACAAGGATTTGCTCTCAGTCATTCCTCTCGGTGATCCCCATGTGGGCATGTATGCGTGGGCGGAGGAAACGGGCGAGAACTATGACACCAAGATCGCCACGGAATTGCATGAAGCGGCGGTGGACAGGCTGGTCAACATCTCGCCGGATGCCGAGACAGGCGTGTTGCTGAATCTAGGAGATTTTTTCCACGCGGACAACATGGATGCCAGGACTCGGCGTTCGGGTAATGCGCTCGACGTTGATACCCGGTGGGCCGATGTGATGACCATAGGCGTTGAGTTGATGGTGCGCCTGATTCGTCGAATGCTGGAAAAGCACAAGCGGGTCATCGTCAAGAACAACATCGGCAACCACGACGAGCACTCGTCGGTCATGCTCGCCATTGCTTTAAATGCGTTTTTCAGGGGCAACAAGCGGGTTCAGATTGATACCAGTCCATACCCTTTTTGGTATCACCGACACGGGAAGGTGCTGATTGCATCCACCCACGGGGATAAGACAAAGCCCCAACAGCTTGCGCAACTGATGGCGTCGGATAAGCCTTCAGATTGGGGCGAGACAGCGTACCGATATTGGTACATCGGCCACGTTCACCATCAGGCGCGGTTTGAGTTTCCAGGCGTTGAAGTGGAATCGTTCAGGACGCTCGCAGCAAAGGACGCTTGGCATTCGGCAGAAGGTTACAGGTCTGCGCGGGATATGCACTGCATCGTGCATCACAAAGATCAGGGTGACGTTGAACGACACAGGGTAGCGGTGGAACAGCTATGAAGTGCGCCAATGGCGGTGATTGTGCGAAGACTCATAACGGGCTGAGAGCGACCCGGCACGAGATGCAGCATTGGCTAGAGCAGGCGGTTTACTGGCGCAAACGGGCGCAGGATTTATACATCGAATCCCTTAACAGGGGGTATGGAAATGGATCAGGAAAAGCGAATTATGCAGGAACGGATAGTTGCGTTGGAGAAGGCTTTGGAACAGGTCACGAAGAACAGCGCAGCTAAGGACGCGGAGGTCGTGCAGATGCGTGCCGAGTTGGAGCAAATGCGACGATTTATAGCGGTCATGCGGGCGGATCGGGAGTTTTCCGTACACCCCCCCATCTGGAACTGATATGGCGGGGCGGAATTTCTATCGTTACGCATTCGGGCATGGCTCTAAAGCGGGCGGAAAGAATGTGCTCGTTATAGGCGATTCTTTTGCCTATGACAACATAGGCGGAGAGGCAAGCTGGTCGGAGTATATGACCAGTCAGGGCACGTTAAGCATCGAGGCATTCGGCGGGGCCAAACTCGATCAAGGCGGCTCACCAATTAAGGACAGCATTGACGGGTGGCTTGCCGAGTATCCCGAGGCGGAGGTCGTGGTGCTGAACGGGGGCACAAATGACATAAAAGGGCCGCTGTCGTCCGAGCCGGACGTTGACTCTCTCAAATCCGCAGCGGCTTATTGCGTTGAAGCGATTATCGCTGCGGGGCGGCAATGTGTGATAGTTGACATCCCGCCCCTCGGGGATTACGAGTTTATTGACCAGGACTTAGTCTCCCCAAGTTTTCAAGCCGAAAAGCTGGCAGCGGTCACGGAATATAATGCGTGGCTTGGCGCGTTCGCCCCTGCGACAGGTTGCAAGCTAATCCAGACAACGGCGCTGTTTGATGACGGGGCTGGTGGTCTTGATGATGCCTATGACCGCGATGGCCTGCATTTGAACGTGGCCGGGTCGCGGATTGTTGCGGGCCTGATTGATGACCGGATTCGGTCTGCGGACATTCCGCAAACGGTCGCAACAGTCGCGGTCAGGGAGCGCCCGAGCCCCGAACTGATGACAGCGGCGGAAATAAATACCGTCAAGACATTTGTGGACAGTGTCGCTTCGGAATGGGAAAGCGCGAAGGATGTATGGATACTGACGCAAAGCGATGACTCTGCTGGTGGCAATGCGCTGACAGGGCTCAAGGGAACGGTCGCCACAGTAGGCGCGGGAACGCCTTCGGTAAACAGCAACGGGATGGCTTTTGCCGCAGGAGAATACCTGAATATCCCCCTTAACCCGCTGAACGATTGGGCCGATGATGGTATCGGTCAGGGCGTTGTGGTTACAGAGTCGGGCGATGATACGTCTAACATTTACTGCTGCGGCACGGCACTTAACAGCGGGTTTACCAATGTTTCGTATATTCGCTGGCAAGGGAATACGGCGCTAAAGACGCTGTCCCACAATGTGGGTGGGATTTGGCTTGAGGGCGAGCTTCGGTCGAACAATCTTGGGTCATGCGTGGAAAGCAACGCCGTGGTATCGGGAGACAACATATCGCATTCGACATGGCTTAGCGGAACAGAGTCATCGGGCGATGCGGCGGAGGCAGCCGCACGGAGTAGCGAAAACTTCGCACTGCACGCCATGCGGCACAACACGGGCGTTACAACGAGCGACACCAGCGCCACGTACTCGGTTTTCTATCTGACAGACGGAACAAACACTCCTGCAACATGGGCGGCAGCGTCGGAGGTCGTTGCCGCTGGCCCTTTTAGCCCGTCGGTGACGGGGCTGTCACCAAGCTCCGGCACCGAGTCAGGAGGCACCGAGGTCACCATAACCGGCACCGGGTTCACCGGGGCGACAGACGTTACTTTCGACGGTGTATCGGGCACCAGCCGGACGGTGGTGAGCGACACGGAAATCACGGTGGACTCGCCTGCGGGCACAGCCGGGGTTGTTGACGTGGTGGTTACCACGCCAGCGGGATCGTCAGCGACAAGTGGCGATTCGGAATTTACCTACACGGCAGCGGCGGCGGGCTATGACCCTGCAACTCGTCTGCTTGATGCCCCGGCAGGGATGAATGTCCCGGCTCTGGCCATTCGGCCAACCACCACAACCACGGCGTCGGTGAGCACTGCAAGCGCATTCAATGCAGCGGTTACGAGCGGGGTTCACATCACCATGAATCCGGGCACTTGGGACGAAGACTTGGTGCTCGACGGCGTGAATAACGTGCGCGTAACCAATAACGCGGGCGTGTCGATGAACCATGTTGTGCGTGTCGACGATTGCGACCGAATCCTGTTTGAAGGATTTACGCCCCGCGCCGGAGAGTTCGGTTATTTCTACTTGGGACAAAGCGACACCGGCCCGGTTACTAACATAACCATCGACGGCGTAACTCAGAAGCATGTGACCGGGCTGAGTTTCGAGCAGGGTAACTTCTTTGAAGGCAGCCGGATTACTATTATCAATAGCGATTTGGAGGCTTACGAGCACCCTGCGAAAGGCTTTAGCACTGACGCCAATCCGGTGTCTGATGTGTTTATCGGCAACTGCCGTTTGATTGACCGCAACGGCGAGTTGGCGGGTAGCGGGCCGGAGGAGTTCAGCCTGCGATTCCATGGGATTAAGCGATATGCGTTTGTAGATAACCAGTCGATACAGCGGTCGTATAGCAGTGGCGGTTGGGACCACTTCCGTATTCACGCTCAACCCGCAGCAGCGCACGCAGCTGCAACAGACAGGGATACACACGACGTGTGGGTGGATAACAACCAGTTTGAGTGCGACAGCACTGGCCGAGGGCACAACTGGCAGCGCAGAGCAGAAGGACTTCCAGAGGCGGGGCACGGCGAAATTTACCGAGTCTGGTACACGAATAACGACGATTACATTGGGTCGAGCGTGTCGCAGCGCATTAATGTCGGGTCGGAAAATGCCGATGTGCAGTCACCAACAACCGACGTCACGATTACCGGGAACCAGCTATATCAAGGCAGTGGTGGCAACAGCAGTCCTTACCCGACGCAGCCGTCGGGCCGCACTAACTGGACGGTCAGCAATCCCACGTCACTGGCTTACACCACGCCGCCCGCGTGGGACTTCGCAGCGTGAAACAGACAGACTTCCCACCCTACCGAATGCCGTGGCCAGAGCGATGGGAAGCTCTGACCGGCATCCGGCCACGGGTGCAAAAGTGCAAGCTGTCCCGGTTCCCGGGTCAATTCACCTACAAGTTTCTGGATGGCAACGGCGAGCCGCAGCTTACGGCGCGGCTGGCATCAGAAATCATCCGGCGAACGAAAGACGGCAAACCTTACAAGTACGCGAGGAACGTAGATGACAAACCTGCTGATAGTTCTATTCCTGACATGGACATTGCCGACGCAAAACATCGACGGCTCGCCGCTCGATTCTGATTCGATCAGCGGTTACCAGGTGTGGTGTGCGCCACCGGGCGGCGAATACCGACAGGTGGTCAAAACGTGGCGGCTTAACCACCACCCCGGTTGGGTGGGTACAGGCGGCATGTGCTGCAAGGTGCGGACGGTGGCCGAGAATGAGCGGGGCCGAGAGACCGGCCCGTTTACTGAGCAGCTTTGCGTTGCTGTGCGGCGGGTGCCGGAACTGGAAGTGGCCCCCAACTAGCGAAAGTGGCCCCCGCCTGATTGCATGAAAATGGCTCCCCGGGCCGGACTCGAACCAGCGACGCTTTAGACGCTTTAGACGGTTTTGGCCGGTTTCGATAGACGATTATAGACGGATATAGACTTTATAAATTCATAACAGTCTGAAAAGTGGCGTCCCCAAGGGGATTCGAACCCCTGTTACCGCCGTGAAAGGGCGGACCAGCACCTTGTATCTATTGGTTTTCGTGATGTTTGGCCGATTCTTTGGCCGATAATCACAGCTCAAATCCTCTCATGGCTTGCTCCAGATGCTCGCTGGCAACGTGCAAATACTTCTCCGTGGTGGTCACGTTCGCGTGGCCCATGAGTTGCTGCAACACCCTGACCGGGGTTCCTTTCATGGCCTGGTGCGTTGCAAAGGTGTGTCGCAAGCTGTACAGAGAGCCGCCCAGACCCGCGTGTGCGGCGCGGAACGCACGGGTGAGGTTTGGGCCGTGCATGGGTATTTCGCCAGTTAGCGCGCTCAGGGAGGCGCGAGCGGCGCTGTTGAGGGGTATTTCCCTCCATTTGCGCGATTTGGTACGGGCCTCCCGCGTGGAGCGGACGATAATACTGGCCCCCCTGTCCTCAAAAGCCCTGACTTCCCCCCGCCGAATCCCGGTGTTTACCATGAACCGCCATATTGGCGCGTTGACATCCTCATAGATTGTTTGCAGTTCTTCCATCGTATACCAGCGAAACGGGCGGCTTTCGATTATCTGCGGGGGCTTCACTGCCTGTATGCAGTTGTACGGCACGATCCTGTGGGAAACACCCCAATTCAGCACGGCTTTCAGCGTGCGGATTTCCTTCGCCACGGTTGCCTGAGAGACTTTTTCAAGTCGATCAGCCTTGTAAACTTCCACCTTGGATGGGTTGATCTGGTCGGCTGGATCAATGGAGAAAACAGGCCGCAGCCGCTTCTCGACAATAAACCGGATGCGTTCGTGTGAGTCGGGGTAGTCGCTCCGGTGCCACTCTAAGTAACGCTCTGCCAGATCACGGAACAGCGGCGCATGGCTAAGCACTTGCCGCCCTGTTTCCAACTCAATCTCTTTGGCCTTTCGGAATGTTTCAGCTTCTCGGCGACTGATTATCCCAAGGCTTTTCTTTCGCTCCCGGCCATGTTCAGACCAGCGGAGATCAAAATAGACGCCTTTTTTACCCCTGCGCTCGGATAGGGTTGCCATAACTTTCTTTTGCTGCATCCTCGATCAGGCGTTGAATATCTGCCCGACGATACAGTTTCTTCCCCCCGAAAGTGAAGGGCCGTAGGCCAACAGCATCCCTAACTTTGTAGAATTGGGCTCGGGACAGGTTGCAGTATTCTGCCGCATGGTCAGCATCGAAATAGTCTTTTCCAGCGAGAACAAGCATTTCTAGCCTCGGTATATCTTATTAAATTTGGGCTGTAGCGCATTGATATAACGAGATTCCCAAAAGTCGTAATCTTCGGCAATTAGATACCGCTCCGCGTCCCACTTCTTGCTGCCTTTTCTGTAGAGCCGTTCCTGCCAATGCTGAGTGACCCGTGTGCCGATGCCATACGATTTTCCGATATACACGATCTCGCAATTAGCGATAAGAAAATAAAGGCCAGGCGGGTCGCATCGCTCCCCATCCACGTTATCAGGCAAAGACAGAATTTCTTCCGTACTCAATAGGCCGCTTTTTCGATGAAAGGGGAATGTAGGCGGCTCGTAGTGTTGGCCAAGAAACGATCTCGCCGCCAAAGCATCCAGTGTAGTCCAGGGGCGTCCGTGCCGGTCAACGTGGAACTTGATGCGGCGGCTGTTCAGGTACTCGATGACCTTAGCGGTCTGAGAATAACCCGACCGCTCTTGCAGCTCCTCGAAGGTGACGATCCCGCTAGCCATCGTCCTGCTCCATGCGCTTGAGGGCGGCATCCAGTCCGCAAGAGCAGTAACCATAACCACCAATCACCGCGCAAAGTGAGTCATGCGTCCCGTGCCGCTCCAACGCCTCCCGCAGCCGCTCATTATCGGCGCGGAGTTGGTCGCGCTCTTCAATAAGTCCATTCAACGTGGGTTCAATGGAATTAAAATCATCTGCGAGCAGAAGGTCAGCGAGCCGCGCCCCGAGCCGCTGAATGTCTGAATCTTCTACCGGAAGCAGAGCATGCTTGGCGAGCATCTTTTGAATGTCATCACGCTCGGCCTCCGCAGCCTCGGCCCGCGCTACGGCTTGCCGGTAGGCTTTGAGCAAAGTCTGAATTGCTTGAACTGCCCATGTAAGAACTAAATCAGCGTCCTTATCTTCATTGGCCGGTATACTCATGTACAAAAGATCAGTAACATTTCGCCAGCCATCCGCTCCGGCACGCTTGTTACTGGTTATGGCCGCGACGATTTTTTCTATGGTCGGTAAACGCTTGCTCGCGCTGTCCTCAATCTCCGCAATCTCCGCATCATCGACCGGAAGTTCTTTAGGGTCACTCATTGTCCATTTCCTCAATCGCCTTCTGAATATCCCCGGTCTCGCACCATGCCTTGAGCAAGCGGGTCTGGTAGTCGCGTTCTGCGTCCTCTGCGTCCTCTGCGGCGTCCCATGCGGCGCCCCATGCGGCGTCCCGTGCGGCCCATGCGGCGTCTCGTGCGGCCTCTAATTCCTCATCCGTCGCGTCGCCAGCCAGCCATCGCTCATGCACATCGTTACAGCGTGTCGCCGCACCGGATTTGTCCAGATGTTCAACGCGGCGCGCACACGCGAGCGCATATCTGCGAATATCGCGCTCCGGCACATCAACAGCCCGCAGGCACCACAGCGCATCGTTCAGACCGTTGCTATCCAGAATCATCAGCAGGTCGATGGGTGCATCCGGGTCATAATCTTCACCAACATAGGCGCGCAGTTTCAGATATCCGGTCAGTGTGCCGTCCGGCTGCGGCTTGATGCCGCACGGGCCATTTGCGCGGATTCTGTTAAGGGTTGTTTGCATCACTCACACCTCGCTACGCCGACCTTCGACCACACCGCAACATCACCTATCCAACAACCGTGCGGTGGAAATGCCGGGTGCGGGGGTTCATACAGCGCCATGCAGTTGCACGGCTGCCCCTCGCACTGGATATCCGGCCACTCGATAGGGGTGGCACTCAGGCAGAGCAGGGCGGCGGTTGTGAGGGCGAGTTTCATACGTTCCCTCGCGCAAGGCTGTCAAATATCACGATGGCAGATGGAAACGGCGCGCTATTCTTGCTTCCGCCGAATTTCAAGCGCCCCCGAATGAAGTGGATTCGACCTTTTGTGCAATAGTCCTGCCACCATTTCGTATCGGTCCGCGCTGGCAGCAGGCAGACGACCAGCGCATCGGACTCGTATGCCTTCCTGACCCACTTGCCGATCTCGCGTCCATATGGCGGATTCATCCAGCACCGGCCCGCCCAGTCCTGCATCAGCCCGTCCTCGTCAGGCGTGTAGTAGTGCAAGCACTTCGCGTTCCCTGGCCGAGCGCAGACATCAGTAGTGAAGCCATACTCGGCGTTGAGCGTATCGAACAAGTCTTGCGGCGTTTCCCAACCATCACGCGCGCTCGAATAGTGAACTTGCATATTCATGGCGTAGCGGATATGAGAACGATTGCGGCGATTGTGAGAACGGGTTTCATGCTTCGACCTCCTGTTCCTCGTCCTGAGTCACCGGGTCGTAGCCGTCGATGCGGAGAAGGTTGCGTTCCCGCATCATGTTTCGCAGCTTTCCGTGGCGCGAAATCACAAGAGCATCAATCTCCCAATAATCGTGATGCCGAAACGTGCCCGTGCATCCCACGCAGCGGTTGGCGCACGGGCAGCTTGCCTGCCCCAAAAACTGCCCAACACGCACGATTGTCCCTGCCAGAGTGCGGTTAGGGCCACGCTTAGGCGCGCCAACAATCAACGCCATACATCCGGGTTTGATTGGCTTCATGCCGCCATCCTAAAACGGGATATCCGAGCCGCCGATACCGTCCAGTGAATCATTGAACGGGTCAGAACCACCGCCAGCGGGCGCTTGGGAGGCAGCGGTGTTCCCGCCAGCGGTGGGTTGATCTGACTTGCCGCCCAGGAACTGCATCTCGCGGGCCTCGATCTCCGAGAAGTAGCGCGTCTGGCCGTCCTTCTCGTACTTGCGGTGAACCTGCTTGCCAGCGATAAACACCGCCGAGCCTTTGCGCAGATACTCAGCAGCGACCTCTGCCTGACGCCGGAACATTTTTACGTTGTGCCAGGTTGTGTCCTCGCGCTTCTCGCCGGTCTTTTTGTCCTTCCACTTCTCGGTGGTGGCGACTGAGAACGTGGTCACGGGGTCGCCGGAGGGCATGTACTTCGTTGTCGGGTCGCCGCCCAAGTGGCCCATGATTTCGATTCGGTTGTATGACGGCATTACGCGGCCTCCTTTGCGAAGATTTCAGAAATGGCTCGCTCGGCTGCGCTGTCGCTCAAGTTGTAAGCGTCAGCGACCAGACGGATGATTGAATGGCGAGTCGGCTGGCCATCGGATGAGCCGGTGTAGACTGGTTTCGGCGCGCTGCTTGTGGTCTGCGGTGCGGCGGGTGCATCGTCCCGCGCCCAGCACTCCGGGTCAGCGCATATAGGGCCGCCGTGGTTGCCGTCGCACTTGCCAGCCGCACGTCGAGCGGCTTCCTGCTGCTCGTGTTCAATGCGGCGTCGTTCGCGCTCCGCCGCGTCCTCGGCAATACGCTTCTGTTCGGCCTCATGCTCGGCAATACGGGCTTTAACCAGGTTCTCGAAGTCCTCCGGCTCTTTGTTGACGAGCTGCTGAACGTCGCGGAACAGGAACTCGATGCCCTCGGCAGCGTTGCGCAGGTGTTCAAGGTTCCCCCGGATGCGGTCGCCAATCTCGCTGGCCTCGATCTTCACGCGGGCCACTTCATCGTCGCAGGCTGACTTGAGGCTGCTGACGGTTTTCTTACCCTTCATCGCGCTGGCGAAGTTCGGGGTAATGACAGGCAGCATCACCTTGCCGCCTAGCGACTCGTTGATCTTCGCAATGTGTGCATCAACTTTAGCCTGTGCGGCGTCGCGGATTTCGACGCGAATCGCGTCCTTGCGGGCTTTCACCAGGCGGTTTAGTTCCAGCCGCTTGCCGCGCATCGACTCGCGCAAGTGGTCAAGAGTGCGGAACAGGTCGTCAATGGTGGCGGTCTGCGCAAGCGCCTGTTTCTTGACCGTTTCGATTTCCTTCTCGCCGGAGTCCAGAAACTTCACCATCTGCTCGGCATCGGCAAAGTCCTGATCCGTTTGCAGGTCGGTATTGATCGCCGCGATGCGCGCCTCAACAACGTCTTTGTAGGTAGCCAGGTTGCTGCTGCGAACCTCGCCCGCCAGTTCAACGGCCAGCGTCGGCAAGGATTCAATCGGCTGCGCCGTGGCCTCGAGTTTTTCGTCCGGCTGGTACTCGGCCATATCGGCCTTGAACTGATCCCAACCCGAACGCAGCGCCTTGAATGCGTCCGTGTCCGGTTCGACCTTCATGGTGGCACAGCTATCGTGGCCGCCGTCGCTGACCATGTAGAGGCAGTATTCAGCGCCGCTGACCAACAACTGCTGCTGCACCTGCCACCAATCCGCATCCGGCACCTTGCTGGCAAGCACGGATTGCGCTTTCGCATCGTTCCAGAGTTTGTGCTCCCAGGCTACCCGGCCATCCATCGTCAGGCCGTCAAAGCTGGCCGACAGGTCGGCAACGCTGCCAGTGACCGGGTAGAGTTCCGCTCCGATCAATTCCTCGGCGTTCGCCCTTGCTTTCGCCTCGGCGGCGTGGCCTTTGTCGAACAGGCGCTGCTCGGATTCGGACGGCTCACGGACAGCGCCGGTCGCCTTTTCGGCCAGCAACTCGCTGCGAGTCTTGTAAGGGCTGACGCCCATCATCGCGGGCGCTTCGCTGGCGGTGAAATAATCGGCCCGGAACTTGAGCCATTCCGGGGTGCCGGGCGTGAGTTTATGAATCTGCATCTGTCACTTCTCCGTCAAGGATTTCCATGTCGCGCAGCGTTTTCTTCTGCGCGTCGGTCAGATCGGCCCTGCTCTCAATGGCCGCGATAATTTCGTTGGCGGTGCGCGTACCGCTTTCGATCAGGGCTTTCCAGTCGCTCAGGTTCGCCTGAAACCGCTCGTCCGGGTACTCGGCACGGGTTTCCGGCTCGTCGCGCTTGGCATCCACGATCCGCTCGGCCTCGTCCTCGTCAAATATTCCGGTATAGGCAAAGGCCAGCCGTGCGCACTGGATGAACGCCTTGTGCCGCAGCATCCGCTTCGGGTGGGTTTTCCACGGGCTTGTGCTTCGGACGCACTCGCTCATGTACTCGGTGACAGCGACCGGGTGGCGGCGGTCTTTGCGGTAGATTCGGCAGGTACATGACTCGTCGTCCTGCTCAAAGTCCATCCCGTCGAACTGCGGGTTTTCGTTCACAATCCGTGACCAGCCATCAACGCCAACCACCGGCACGATGCCGTTGCGCTGGTCGGGGAAGGCATAAATCTCTTTTGTGAACGGGTTCAGCCCGTACTCGTTCGCAACCAGGATAAGCGCGGCCATCTGCTCGTTCGTGACCTCGCCGCGAAACGCGGTCGCCCGGAGCGTCTGCATCATCTTGTCCGGCTCCATGTGATACCTGTTGGCGAACGCCGTCATCAGGCTACGTTTTTCTTGCTTCTCTGCGATATTGGCTACCATGTCAGCCTCCTAAGCTCTCAGCCATCCCGATCACGCGCTCGCGGCGCTCATCGAATGCGGCCATGTAGATTTCGTCGTACAAATCGGTTCCGGGCTTAATCTCCCGGCCTTCCCTCTCGCAGTGCTCGACGAGGAAGTCAGAACCCTCTCCGGTTGTAACTACGAGATAGGTCAGGCCACCTACTTTCACGGTGTATTCATCCATTGTCCTGCTCCATGCGCTTGAGCTTCCAAAAGTAACGACAAACACTTACAAACATCACAGCAAAAAAACCGATGTGTGTGCCCAAGAGAAGCAGCAGCCCGGTGTTATTGCTCATGTTTCGCCCTCATCCTCAGCAGCCTCGGCCCGCGCTATGGCTTCGTCACGTTCCAGAACCGCATTGTTAAGACCGCCCAATAGCGAGCGGTTGAGGCTTTTCCGCTGCTCGTTCTCGGCGCGGAGTTGGTCGCGCTCTTCAATAAGTCCATTCAACGTGGGTTCAATGGAATTAAAATCATCTGCGAGCAGAAGGTCAGCGAGCCGCGCCCCGAGCCGCTGAATGTCTGAATCTTCTACCGGAAGCAGAGCATGCTTGGCGAGCATCTTTTGAATGTCATCACGCTCGGCCTCCGCATCATCCACCAGCTTGGTCTGCTGTTCGATGAGGTCGATGGCTTTTTGCAGTTCCATCAATGGTGTAGCGTCAATCCACAAGGATTCACCCCAATTTTCATGGGCCGCATCAAGAAATTGTTGCAGTTCATCGGTGTTGACTTCCTGCAGCTTCGCGGCCAGTTCTTTAAGGTCAGTCATTGTCCCGCCCCCAGGCTGAATATCAGCGCCGCGATCAGCCAGAACTGCGCGCCCATCAGGGCGGCGAGGCCGATAGCAAAGAGCCACTGATGCCAGCACCACTTGCGGGCCGTGTCCCAGTCGTGGGCGTACTCGTCGAATCGGTTGAACAGGTTCATTCCTCGACCTCCTGCAATTTACCGTCGCGAGCCTCGTACCATGTGTCCGGTTTCAAGCCGTCCTGACCAATGCAGCCCGTGGCAAAGCCGACGCATTTGCCGTCAGAAAACTCCGCCAGGGATATCCATGCCCCCTTTTTGGCTCTGATGCGTGTTTGCGATCCTGCAGACGCTATTACCGCGTTTTCGCCTTCGGAATTGATCTGTGCGAAGCCCCCGCTGCTACCGATCCGTGCGGAGTCCCCGCTGCTACCGATCTGTGCGGAGTCCCCGCTGCTACCGATCCGTGCGGAGTCCCCGCTGCTACCGATCCGTGCGGAGCCCCCGCTGCTACCGATCCGTGCGGAGTCCCCGCTGCTACCGATCCGTGCGGAGCCCCCGCTGCTACCGATCTGTGCGGAGTCCCCGCTGCTACCGATCCGTGCGGAGCCCCCGCTGCTACCGATCTGTGCGAAGCCCCCGCTGCTACCGATCTGTGCGAAGCCCCCGCTGCTACCGATCTGTGCGAAGCCCCCGCTGCTACCGA